CTATGGCTGTCCCTAACCTTACCGTCCAACATGGACACCCACTGCTTCATTAGGGTGCGGGATGTCGCCACCTCATTGGCTACAGCGGCATCGAAAAGACCCTGATTATAGGAACCATACACTGCAGTCTCTAAAATAAGATTTTTACGAGACGCCCGCAGTTTATTGAAAATAGACTTTATCAATGAGTACGCTAAAGCTAACTTCAAAGCAACATCCACATCACCGCCATCGCCGTCGGTCAAAACAGCCGCAGTAGTCAACGCCGACTTAATTTCTTCTTGCGTAGTATCATTGAAATTATTTACAACCACAATCTGTTGAGACCCAGCCGCTGTTTCGGTAGGCTCACTAACTTCAGAGCCATAGCCCTCTTCGACTGTATCCTCAACAGCTTTGCGATAAATATCTTGCATCAATGGAAGAAGCTTCTCGGAAACTTGTCTCAAATCAGCAGAAGTGATAATATTCTCAACTCCAGCAGAGACGCCAGCCGCTAGAATGGACTTCGACACATCCGAGTTAACAGCGGCAAGCGCTAAACGCTCCTGCTCATCAAAAATTTTATCAAGTGCAGCAGACACCCTATCTTCAAAAGAGTTCACTCTATACAGAGTTTTTTCGTCCCAAGAAGAAAAGTCTACTTTAGCAGAAGCTTCTCCAGCTCCTTTATCTTCAAATCTAAAGGGAGGCTCTTCTCATCCTCCTCCAACTCCTCTAGCTCGCTAGGAACTTCAGATGCAGGCAACTCAATTTGCTGTGTCCCTTGAACAGACCCAAATGGTACAAACGCACCCTCCTCTGGGCTAAATTCGGTAACCTGCTCTTGCAGCGCTGCTGTGGCTTGCTGCTGCAAAGAAACCCCAGCTTCAATCTGGGGAGGCACTGCTGCGCCTGCCGCAAAACGAGCCGCTTGCTCAGGTGTCATCGGGGGTGCGCCGTCAGCCGGTAGGGCACCTTCCATCGGCGGAGCCCCAGGCATTGGTGGGGCACCAGGAGGCACAGCCCCCTGTTCTTCGCTAACCATAGGCTTCTCCGTATTACCAACCGGAGTCAAGTTAGGATTAGACAAAAGCGAATCAGCAAGCTCTGAAACAACTTTCTTACGAGCAGACGATTCACGATACTCATTAACAGAGATAAGCCCCTGCTGGAACTCAGTCAAATTATGTCGCTCACGCTCCTGCTTCGCCAAAATCATAATAGGCACGCCACTAGTATCAAAATCCACAAAATATGTATCATCAATACGATCAAAACTGCGAGCAATTAACTGCAAATGGGGACCCATAGTCTCCATCCAAAACACCTTGCCCTCCTCGGCAGCGTTAGCAAACGTTCGACCAGATGCGTTACCAATAACTGACTCAGGCACACCAAACGCAGCAAGAATCTCTTCCTTAGAAATAGTACGCATCGCCTGATAGGCAGCATCCCGTGGGCTCGCAGCAGTGTCCACAAAATCTGCACCGTCGTCAGACGAAATCACACCCACAGCACCGGTACGGCTCAGATCACCACGGAACCTACTGCGCAACTCTTCCTTGTCCGCCTCATCAATCTCGCTACGAAGAACCAACAACCCACCCGGGCGGCCATCGTTTAACAAGAAGTTGCGATTATAAATTTTTGCCAACGTCTCAACTTCAATCGCCATCCCCGCAGACTCCATAGGCGTCATAGACAAATACGGGTCCAAAGGATGCGGCTGACGAATCCAAATAACATCCTCTGGCTTCAAAATCTTAGCCTGATACGCTGTAATCTTAACCTCAAACCCTTTCACAAACTTCTTTTCATCAGGAATGGGTGCAGTGTTCTGAGGGGGCAATAAATGTAGCGCAACAGGGGTACCGACACGATCTCGTACAACCTCAACAAAAACACCTCGACTGCTAAGCAGCAGCTGAGAACTAAGCCTAGACCTAAACGCCCAAGCGTTCTCACCAAGATTTGTGGTATTATTAAAAATCTTCAACAAAGGATTATCGTTAACAATCTCACCAAACGGACTGTTATCCTTACGTAAAATCATAGGCAAACTGGCTTGATTAGAAGCAATCACATTAATAGCACGGTAAACCCACGTCACCTTTGCCATAGCTTCCTTATAAGCCTTCGTTATATCCCAGCCATCAGAATAACCCTTATTCATTTGACTGTTCACCTGAACTGACGGACTATAAGAAATAGGAGCACCAACCGAAATCTTAGCAGCCTTCTCCCCCGCCCCCAACTGAGAACCTACCGCTTTATTCACCCCAGAATTCCAAGCCATTATTCAGCCCCTAACAAATATCCATAAATTCCACACGCAGCGCCAGCACTTGCCAAGCCCCACCCTAAACTTAGTATACTAACACCAACGCCAATCAAAAGAATGGCCGCTACCATAAGAGAATTTGCAGCAGACGAACGTGTGAAAAATTTTTTCATAGGTATACTTTACCGTTAAAACAGGTAGGAGACAAGCACATATGTCTACAGACGCCCAGGATTGGGAAAAAATCAGACAATACCTTGAGCCACGACGCTCCAACTACTGGGTAGAAGAACCAAGCATAACACAAAAAGTTTTCCTCAAAACAGAAGCACAAGAAGTGCTATTCGGTGGAGCGGCCGGTGGAGGTAAGCTGATAAGCTTAGATGAAGTTTTACCAACACCCGAAGGATTTAAAAAAGTAAGAGATATAGAAGTAGGCAACACAGTATTTGGTAGAAATGGGAAAACATACACTGTCTTGGCGATGTCTGAAATCCAAAACGTACCTGGATGGAAGTTTACATTTGATGACGGTTCAACAGTAGTTACAAATGACGAACATCTATGGTTAACATACGACGCTAAAGAGTTGGAGGCGTTAACAAAACGAAACGACACGTTTAGGACTATGCGCAGACAGAATAGGCCATCAAGAGCTACGGGCGCACAAGGCCAATATAAGTCAATTGCGGTAGCTGAGCGTAACAAAGTTGAATCTATTAAAAACCGTAAACCACCACCAACCGGTACAGTGCGTACAACGCAAGAGATTGTTGACACACTTACAGTTCGTGGAGGTCGAGCAAACCACGCTATTCCTGTAACACTCCCACTAGAACTTGCATCTATTGACCTACCCATTGATCCATACACACTAGGAGCATGGTTGGGGGATGGGTTTTCTCGCAGCGGCACAATTTGTGGAGTAGATAAAGAAATATGGGAAAACACACCATATGCAATTAAAAGCAGCAGACCACGATCATCAGGAGAGGGTGATCCAAACTATAGAGTTGTTACTCTAGAGAACCTAACGCATTTATTAAAGGAGAACAATCTATTAAATAACAAGCATATCCCTAATGACTACTTGTGGGCATCGGAAGAGCAACGCCTAGAATTACTGCAAGGTCTGATGGATACTGACGGTAACGTATCAAAGTCTAGTGTGGAGTTTACTAATACTAATAAGGGTTTAGTTGATGGCGTTGCGCATCTTGCTCGTTCACTTGGAATGAAGGTTAATGTTCGAGAAGGTCGTGCTAAGCTTTACGGTCAAGACTGTGGTCCCAAGTGGATGGTAAAATTTGCTGCAAATAGAATAGTGTTTAAACTTCCAAGAAAAGCTGAATCACAATCTATCGCAACACGTCGTACAAACAACTTCCGCTACATAAAGAAAGCAGAAAGAGTTGAAGCAACCGATATGCGCTGCTTTAAAGTATCCGCACCAGATGAACTGTTCCTCTGCACAGAAAACTTAATCCCAACACACAACTCCTCCGCACTAATTATGGCCGCATTACAGTACGTGGACGTGCCAGGCTACTCAGCTATTCTCTTCCGTAGAACATACGCCGACCTTGCACTTCCCGGCGCTCTGATGGACAGGTTCAGGGACTGGATTATGCAATATGATGATGTGCATTGGAACGCCAACCAGTACACTGCCACATTCCCATCGGGAGCTAGAATCACATTCGGTTACCTAAATAACGTCAACGACTATCTACGGTACAAAGGCCCGCTCGCACCTGATACAGAAGTTATGACAGATAATGGCTGGAAACGAATAGATGAAATTCAAGTTGGTGAAAAAGTTGCATCTATGGACCCTGAAACTAGAACATGGGATTACAAAGGTGTGACGCACGTATGGGAGTATGACGTTGATGAACCACTATATTCTCCAAGACCAGGATCAGACGTATCTTTTGCATCTACGGGTGATCACACATGGTGGGTATCCACACAACGTCGAAAAGATTTAAAAAAGTATAGAACTGAAGACCTACCTAAAGTTGCAAGATTTCCACAGGCTGCTATGTTTTCTGGTGGGATAAATCCCGGTGCAGCGCTATTTCCTGGATCAAGTAGGGGACATCAAAGAAGTAAAGATTTAGTCTTTACTGCCGAGGATTGGGCGGCGTTCATTGGGTGGTACATCGCAGAAGGGTGTACATCTGGTGGAGAAATACACATTGCGTTACACGACAAACGCTCACGTCAAGAGAAAGATAATTTGAAATTAATTATTGAAAGGTCGGGCGGGCATGTGTACGACAATCCTAGATACTTGCAGACAAGTAATAAAAAACTTGCACAATGGTTAGACGAAAATACTGGTAAAGGAGCGCACAACAAACGTATACCCGACGAAGTTTTTACATGGACATCTGATCTAACAAGAGTGCTACTGCAATCTCTTGTGGAGGGTGATGGGACATGGAGAACCCCGGAAAGTGCTCATTACGTAACAGTGTCTAAGCAACTAGCCGACGATGTGATGCGACTTGCCCAACACTGCGGATTTAGGGCAACACTTGATGTACGTCAAGATTCCACAGTAACACCAGACGGTAAAAAGCGTCGTGTAACAGCATACCATGTTTATTTGCTTTACAAAGTTGGAATGGATACTGGAATCAGCTTAAACATTGACAATCAGCCGCTTGTTGCCACTCCTTACAAGGGGAAAGTATACTGTCTTACAGTACCACCATACCACACATTCCTAACACGCCACAATGGTAGGGTTGTATGGACTGGTAACTCGGAGTTTCAATTCATCGGAATGGATGAGGTTACAGAAATCCGAGAGTCAGACTACCGCTACATGTTCTCCCGTCTCAGGCGTCCTGCCAGTGGGCCGTTGTCTCAAGTGCCGCTGCGTATGAGGGCGGCGACGAACCCGGCACCAAACTGGGTTAGGCAGCGCTTTCTCGTGGAAGGCGAGAAAACCGGTCGCATATTTATCCCATCTATGCTGACCGACAACCCTGGCATTGATCCAGACTCGTACCGGGCAGTTCTTCAAGAGCTTGACCCCGTAGAGCGCAAACGATTAGAGTTTGGTGACTGGTGGTCAACTGCATTGGGCTCCATGTTTGACCGCACATCTTTTGAAGTCATTGACTTCACAGAAATACCATCATTTAGCAAAGATACTAAGATTGTCAGATTCTGGGACCTTGCAGGA